TCAGATGGGCTACGTCTACAAGGGGGAGATGAAACAGATATGAAAACGACCTGGCATAAGTCACACAGCGGTGCAGTTCACCCATTGCCACCCAACACACCTGAGAACCCACACGGTTTGCTCCTGGGCAGGTTTGACTTTGACTGGGAGAACAATGAGGACGAGTGGGAGAACACACTCACAACCTGGTCACCTGCTCTTGGCCAGGTGGTGCCTGGTGATCAGCTGTCAGGCATGTCCGTGGAGATGTTCAATGCACTGACTCAAGACTCTTATGACACTGAGGACCAGAGGGGTGAGTGCAGTCTGTATATTCGACGTGCTGAGATCGATGGTGACCACTCGTTCGACATGGATGGTGACATCGTGAACCTTGACGACACCTACTACACCATCGCCAAAGAGGATAAAGAAGTGCTGCACAAGATCCTGTTGCACAAAGAACACAGTGACATTGACTGTGACAAAGCCATTGGCAGGTGTCTGCAAGGCGTCAGAGTCCAGTTCACAGTCACTGACGTGGATCTCAGTGAGTGCAACAAAGGCCCGTTTGAGGGCCTGTCCATGAGTATCAGCTGCTCGTATGCCTACTACTGCCACGAGTGTGGAGACAGTGGTGACTACGGAGAGGCCAGCGAGGCTGAGTGCGAAGCTGAGCAGCATGTGGCAGAGAATCACCCAGGGTACACGTTCGACTCGTACGCCATAAGTGAGGGTGAGCATGAGTGACAAGCAGATCCCAGAAGAACTGAGATGCAAGGTCGTCTCAGACTGCCCCAACTACGGCGAGGTGGTTGTGTACCCCACCCAAGAGTACTGGGACTCGGTCAGACGACACATACCAGACACGACAGACTGGCGTGATGGACTCAAAGGCTGCTCCAGGCACGCTGGCGAAATGACTGACCCACAGATGGTGGACGATACAGGCAGGCCCAGCTGGGTGCTGAAGAAGCCTGAGTACAAGACAGACTGCCCCCGTGAGTTCGCTGATGACCTGACCATCACGGTCACAGAGGACGACTTTGGAGGTGAGTCATGACACCGCACGACTGGGAAACACTTGGATTCCTGACTCTGACCACAGCAGTGGTTGTGGGAATCGTTGCGTTCGTGAAATGGGTCCACGAAGCTGGCGAGGATGTGTCCCCAGAGGTCCATAAACAGCTCTCACAGCGTTTTCCTGGCCCAGACGACCCAGAAGTCCTGGAAAAAGCAGGAAGATCTTACAAGGGCATTATGAACCAATGGCATGCTTATCCGTTTGACCGCCCAGGGTCATCGGGGGACGCCCCTCCCCCGATCAAGGTCAACGGCATGGGTGTGTGTGGCACCTGCAATGCACGTGGCGCGATCATCTGCACGGCATGTGGTGGGGAGGGCATGATCCATGACAAAAGAGCTTGACCGTTGGCATAACGGTGAAGACCACCATGTGGAAGCAGAGCAGCCTCACGAGTGGACGTGGGACCTCAAGGCCAAAGACATGGGGCAGAAAGGGCCAAGTGAGTGGTTCGACGTGGTTGGCTATGAGCTCAGGGTCATATGCAGGGACTCGCTTGAGAAGGCCTGTGGCCACTCACTTGGCGATGAGGTCACAGTCAGTCTGTCAAGAGACAAGAACGGCAACCTGAAACTCGTGACTGGGTATTTCTCTGACCAGCCTGCATTTGAGCTGGATGGGTATGGGTACCTGGGTGGAAATGACTACAAGTTCTTACTCCGTGAGGCTGGCATAAACCCAGAGAAGCAGAAAGGCCTGCGATTCAGGTTGGAGACATGGGAGCCACCGAAGCCATGAGCCTACGTAAACACCACGACCAAGAGCCATATGTGCATGACTGCAAGAGCTGCAAGTGGGTTGGATGGCTGTCCAACTTCATGCCAGGCAAGAACAACATGGGCAACGTCTACCTGTGTGTCGGCACTACACCACCAAGCGTGCTGATCCGGTTCGGAGATGAACCAGGAGCATACTGGTCCATGAGCGTGTCCGACATGACACCAAGCAGCGTCAGGATTCACTCCTGACACAGCACTCTGAGGCCTCCCCTCATGAGTGCATCCGACCCCTCAGTGGAATCGAACGCCCACTGAGGGGTCTTCTGTACCGCCAACCTGTGACCTCTGCTGTACCGCCAGCCTCTCATCCTCACCCACCATGCACACCATGCACACCATGCACTTCCACCACACTCCACCACACACATTAGAGCGCGGATTTTGGGTCAAATCACCCAGGATACTGGGTCAAATGGCCCAGAAGTAAATGGGTCAAATGACTTGTTTACAAGGGGTTGTAGAGTTTGGCATGCTTGGTTTGCGCCCAAAAACGACACGGAGAGACCACAATGCAAGCAAAACTCATCAAGCGCAATGGCCAGACGTTCTTGCAAATCGAAGTACCATACGTGACCAAGGACCAGGCCAACCCCTCATCCAGCGGCAAGACTCTTATCCTGGCCACGTCTGGGGGAAACCAACCCGTCTCAATCGATGGGGAAGTAGTCAAAATCGGTGTCAATGCATTCGTCGCAAACCCCGATGCCTGACAACACATGCAGAGAGTGTGGGGCAAATGCCCCACACGTCCTATGCGGGCCATGCGTCCGCGATCTGGACGCGATCACCATGGACGCACTCGAAAACGCAGCACGCGGCGTTTCTGGACTTCTTAGACGCACTGTATGTGAGGCCTCACATGCGTTCACACACACTCGCGATGCTGTGCGCTCAATGCTCCCGCCCCACACAAGGTATGTATGACAACAGAGAAGGGATTGACAGTCTGACGTAACACCTTCACATACAGGCACTTACAAGCCCACCTGGAACCCCAGCAGGTGGGCTTCAGTGTGCCCAGTGGTGTCTCTCCCCCACGGCATGAACTCGCTCTGATATGAGGTGAGGTGACCCCCGGCCGATCATATTGGTCTCAGAAAAGTAGATAGTTGTGGTAGCGCAGGAGTGTCTGGTTGTAGAGGAGAGGGTCGTGAGTGCTGTCTACTCAGCCCTCTCCATGGAGCCGCCTATGACAGCGGCGGCGCTGGCACACGTCCTTTTGGAGTCGTACTGGCGTCCGAGATCTTGAAAAGCGAAGCGAATTTGTAGTAGTATTTTTGGGTTCCGGGATCGGCCGCGAACTTCGTTCACTGCCTCTACTAGCATGATAGCATGTGCGTCAAGGGTTCCCCGAAGTCGTTGTCGATGTGCGATTTATCTAACGGTCCACAATTTGTCCACATGGTTTTCCACATGGTTGGGGAGGGCTGATTGTGTCGGATTACAGGGATGAGGACATCAAGCGGTTGATTGCTGAGGAGACGCGTCGATACAGGGACCGTGTGGAGGCTCGTGTTGAGGAGTTGTTGAAGGGTGCCCCGAAGACGGGCATGGGGTCTTCGGTGCATGATGATGGGCGCGGTGGTTCCCGGCGATTGTCGATGCCATCGAGGGACGGATCGAGTCATCCGAGTTTATCTGAGGCTCAGAGTTTGGCCTCTGCCACGAAGAAGCGTCCGTGTCGGATCTGCGATGCCCCTTTGGAGTTTTACAGTCTTCCTGGGCGTCATGCTGGTCGCTGGTGGGTGTACGAGACGGACACTGGGATCCGGCACACGGTGAAGGGTTGTCGTCTCAGGATGCGTCGTTCTGCATAGGTTTTCCACAGCGTTGCCATCGTTTGAGTTCGTTCATGGTCCATCCTCGTGGTCCCCGTGATTGGGGCAGTTGGGGTTACGGATGCGGTGTCCGTCGTATGGGTCAAGCGGGCAGGAGCACCTTTGCTCATCGAGGCCCTCCACGATGATGCGGGCCACCTCAAAAACTTTACGCACTTCACTATGGTCTACAGACCATTGATGAGCACTACTAAACAATGTGTCTTTATCCACTGCAAGTTCTTTGTACTCAGGTAGCTTGGCGAGGGCACGCACGAACAGCACCATCGCCCTTTGTGGTGAGCTAAGGGGTGCGTCTAGCCACTCCTTCACGTCGTTTGGACAAAGGAAGTCCACGCCTGATCCTCCTCTCCCATATTTTACGCAGCCATGACTTTCGCGCCCGGCGGATCTTTGCTTTCTCTGCCTGTTCTTTGACCTGCGCGGGGTCTAGCCAGTCACTCATCGAGCCCCTCCAAGAACCTGCGCACATCGCAGTCAACACACATCTCATCCTTGGGACACAGCGCAACATATTCATCGTCGCGGTACTTTCGCTCCAACAACTCCACCGCTTCGATCAGCGCAGCGCGGTAGCCACAGAATGGCACAGTGTCATCAACGTGGCTTTGGTGCTGGTCAAAGGCTTCTTTGCCGTGCTTGGCATCCACCCACTTCGCTACGTCACTCATCGCTCCTACCTTCCGATGGCCACAGGTGCCCCGCTGCTGGTGGCTGTTCGTATCCTGTGCATTCACCGTCACACAAACCGTTGTCCATGGAGTCACGCCCGATAGGTTTTTTGCGTCGAGCGCACACCACGCAAACGGGCAACTCCCAACAAGCCGCAGTACAATACGGGCCGCACTCATCAAGCCGCGTCCAGCGCTCATTGCTCATCGAACAACTCCAGCTGATTTGAGGGCTCATCGTCGTCGTCGTCATCGTGGTCGTCGTGGTCGTCGTGCATGCAGCGACTGCCACGGCAGAACTTCGTGCAGTTGTAGTTTGTCCGGTGGCAGGAGTACTCAGAGCACCACCACTCCAGCTTGCAGGTCGGACACCTATGCATATGCTCACGCACCGGACTCACGGCCCGAACCAATCGTGTAAGGCGTTGTGGAAGGCCCCCCAGGCGAACAGAGACCCAATCAGGAGGGCTGGGGCCACCAGGAACATGATGATCAGGAACTTGCGGTCAATCGGGTCCTTCCAGTTCATCGATTGATCATCCTCTCGCAGCTCGCACAGCGCTTCATGCCGCTGTGCGCCTCGATCCGGTGGTACCCCTCTCTTGTGGACATCTTGGCCCGTCCACAGATGGATTCTCCACGGTTGTTGTCGAAGAAGTGCAACTTGCGGCGGTGCAAGGCCATGAAGTGGCCTCTGTAGTCGTAAGCCTTTGTGTACCAACCACTTGGGTTCTTCATCTGTCGCTCAGCCTCTTCCTGATGCCTCTGACCTGCGTTGCCAGGTCGAACAGGGCGTCCGTTTGGACCATCTGGGTCTTGACCAGCAGGAAGACGGCCAGGGCGATCGGCCGCATATCGTTCGGTTCCTGCTCAGCGACAGCGAGCATGATGCTGGCGATCTGGTCGGCATGTGGCGTTTCTTCAGGTTTCTTGAGCTTGTCCAACTCCTCTTCGAGCTTCTCCTGGAACTGCTTGAAGATCTCTTCTTTGCTCGGTTGCGGCTTCTCTGACATCACTGAACCTCCAGGTCCTCTACAGTGCAGTTGCGCTCTCCACAGTCGAAGGTCATCTTGCGCACGATCTGGTGACACTTCGTGCATGGGTCGCTGATGACGACGTACTTGACCCCAGGCATTCCGTCGTCGTCCCTGGCAGCCAAAATCTTGGATGCCTCCTCATCGGGTATCATGAAGCTCGATTCGGCCCCACAGAGCCGACATTTGTCCTCGTAGTCGTCATTTGCGTTCACTTGCCCCCCTCAGAGGTGGTTGTGACCGTGTTCCGTTGCTCCTGGCCCCATTCGTCAAAATAGCTGACCGTCGTGTCCGTCCTGACCAGCTGAAACCCGTCCTCGTAGACCAGATCCGGCACCGGCAGGACCTCAGGACTGCTTGAGAACATTCCCATCAAGTCCTTGAATTTGGGGAACTTGACTCGCTTGTAGCTCTCCACCACCTCGGCATGGGCCTCGCATTTGTCGCAGACGTAGTCGTTCACGAGCACAATGCCCCGGATGCTGTTTCTGCGGCTCTCAGGCCCGGTTTTCGCCCAGGCATGCTGCTCGTTGAAGCAGATCATTGCTTCTTTTTCCCGTGTTGGTATAACTCGTGTTTAATCCGGCACTTACGGTGGTATCTGCGCCCAGAGCACTGGACTCGATGGCACGTGAACGGCACGACATCCACGTCACCCACGTCGTTGCACCACGAGCAGCGGCCAAGGATCTCCTTGCGGGCCTCCTCCAGCTCTTTGCACTGGGCCGGGATGTGCTCTGGGTTGGCCCTCCCAGGAGATCCTGCGACTCTCGGACCCTTTTTCTTGTACACGCGAGTGCCCTTCTTGCGCTTCGGCCTCATCGGGGTGACCCAGCGCTGGTACAGATCGCTCATGGCCGACTCCTGGATTGCGGGGCCTGGGGCTGAAGGTTGACTGATTTCCGTACATATACGCTTCTGGAGAGAGGCTCAGCTGTGGACCAGTTGTCCTGAATCTCCCTTACGTCAGCGGCGACCTCGTACATGGCTGACTGCAAAACAGTCCAATCCAACATGAACACCCCCAGAAAGCAGTTCGCACAGAAGTCGTAGTACCCAGGCTGCAACAGGTTGGCCCCCTGAGTGATCCCAAACGTGACGAAGTCCTCAGGGTTGCTTTTGAAGTAGCATTTTCGGCATGTCAGCAGGGTCTTTGTAGCTGATGGGCCACCTAACCCTGGAGCCGCCCGAGAAGGCTTTCCTAAGAGCTTCTCGACCTCTGTCGGCATTGTCTTCCTCCCCATGTTGCACGTGAAACACTCTTCGTCCGGTCTCGCACAGCCAGCGTTCGAGGGCGTTCACTGGGTGTTGCCTATCGTCAAACTCCCCCAACGGCACTCCCCGGTTCCTGAAATGCTCTATCAGCGGGATGGCGCTGTGGATGTGGTCAGCGAGTTCGGTCCTGCTGGGTTGGTTGAGAGCCATCTGACCTCCGTAACTCGTTGAAATTTCGCGCTTTCGGCATTTTAAACTGGACTTTTGGAATAAGCAAGTTCATAATTTCGAAAATCGAATTTTCCGCGTTTCGGAGGCCCAGTGAAGTGCACCACCTGCGGACACGATGACTCTGTACACGTGTCCCTCGGTCAAAACGACCCACAGAAGGCCTCGATCCCAGGAAGGATCTGTCACACATGCTATCCGAAGTGCCAGGACATGACAGCCCCCCTGCCGGGGACGCATCTGAAGCCGATGACAAAGACGAAGTGGGTCAGGCAGGGGAAGGACAAGATAGCGACACCGAAGAAGCACTACGTGCGCGAGGTCGATCGCTTTCTCCACAGGAAAAACGAGCCCTGACCAGAGGGCTCCCACAGTGCTGGTGCGGCCACGAGGCCTGGATGCACCAGCTGGTCGATACGCAGCAGAAGTGGCCCTGCCAGGGGAATCACGGCAAAGGAGGGTGCGTCGTCAGATGCGAAGGGTTCATGCCCCACACGTGGGACCAGAGAAAGATCATGAGACAGTCGAAGACATCGGAGATGACGAAATACGTCAGCTCACGGACGCGGCGCGGCCTGGTCGATTCCCAGGGTTCGCCAACACGCTCAAAGCCATCATCGCCCTCGGAATCACAGGAGGACTGATCGTTGGATTTCTACGAGTTGTTACGGGTTGGTGACATCGCGTACGAGGTGCGATCGACCAGGCTGACTATGCCATTCCCAACCCTGCTGGCAGCCTCAAATGCCACTGATGGCGTCCCTGGGGCTGAGATCTGGAAGGTGGAGATCGGCTTCATGGAGTTCGGCTCTGAGCGGCTGGTCGGACGGAACGCGGAGGTAAACTGTTGAGAGTAAAGAAGAAGACCCCAACGTACGAGGTCGAGATCCTCGAAGACCCGGTGAACATCGGCGGGCTCCAGGGGCGCCCAGGCGACTACATCCTCAAGGGCACAGACGGCTCGAAGGCCGTCATGCCGCGGGAAGATCTGATGCGCGACTACGTACCACATGATCTGCACGCCCAGGGGGGCATCTGGGGCAACCAGGAACCTCGCTGGGATGATGACACCTTGGTCCCGGGCGTCATGCCCGAGAGAGACCACCGCGATCAAGAGGTGCTCGATGTCAGCCCGGAGTAGAATCAAGCTGTCTGAGCACTTCTGGCTGCACGAGTTCCACTCGTACGCGAACAACGGGCAACTCCTTGAGAAGTACCCGACCAGATGGCAGGGAACTGTCCTGATTCCACTGGTTTACGACCTGGAGACCATGCGGGCTGCGTATTATGCCATCCCGCCCATCGGGGAGAAACGCATCAAGATCTTCTCTTGCTACAGATCCCCCGCTCGAAACGTTGCTGTCGGCGGCAAACCCGGTTCGCGTCACATTACCGGGGATGCCGTTGACAAAGGCGTCTACACCAAAACCGGACAACTCGTTGACAATCAACAGGTTGTGAAGGTTGACCGCAAGCTTATCTCTGATGGCCTGATCCGCGACGGTGGATCGGGATGGTAGCCAGGGTCTGGGACGACCCACTACGACCACGGTGCCGGTGGGCGTCGTTGGAAAATCGGAAAGACCTCTGGCGGGAAAGCCCCGAAGAAGCTATAATCACCCGCTGAGAGTGCCTTACGTGTCCGCACTCAAGGCCCCAGGCAGTCACCTGATCACACGGGGAAGACGCCTGGGGTCTTTTTGTCTGTTGACACACATCCTGCTTATCCCGTACTGCCCCACATAGCTTAGGGTTGTGGGGGAGATCTCCCAAGTTGGCGAAAGTTCAGCCGTTACTGGATCCACGGACCATCGAAGTCATCGTGGATCGACTCGTCCTGTGCGAGTCGCCTCGTTCTATTGCCTCCAATCTGGGCATGGCAGAGAAGGCGATTCGTGAGATCCAAAAAGAGAACGAAGGCGAGATCTGGCGTCTCAGGGCGTCATGGCAGGACTGGGTCTCAGACGCTGAGCCACTGGCCAGCGACTTCAACCGCATCGTTTTCATGGGAGCCATCGCCCGGCGAGCCTATAAAACCGACCGTCTGAGAGAGGCAACCGACGCACTCAAGGCCATAGGTGATGTCATGGCCAAGGTGAAGAAGTCCTCTGCTGCTATAGCTGACCTCAATATCCTCGACAGAATCCACAAAGGCGAGTGGGACGAAGCGATGCGGCACCTGGAGAACGCAGAGGCCGCCCGTCGTGAGAACCCCATGCTGGAGGACAGAACGGCTCAGCTCGGCGTCATGGGCGAGGGCGACCATACGCCCACGTACAAGAAGGACAAGCACGCAGACGAAGCTGAAGAGATCGTCGCGAAGGGGAAGAAGCGTGAGCAGGTACGGCGGAAAACCAAAGCCAAAACCAAAACCAAAGCCTCGATGAGCCTGGTCGAGGGTTCCAGGGGCAAGGACGAACGCAAGCGGGACAACAAAGGCCTCCAAGAGATCCCAGAGGTTGACTGATGGCTTTCACTGGCGCGCACCTGACAGACCAAGGCAGCCATGCCAGTGAACTCGATGCGTGGCTGTACAAGAAGCTCAACATCGCGAAGCCAGGATATGAGCCTGACGCTCTGACCGCTGCTCGCATCTGGAAACACTGTCGCGACAACGAAGACTTTTTCATCTTCAACTTTGTCCGCACACGTGACGAACACGATGCCGAGTCACCAGTCAAACCGTTCCCGGACTGGCCTTACCTGCGAGAGATCCTGCATCACATACGCAGCTACCCGATCACAGCAATCGCCAAGTCGCGTCAGATGACCGTGACCTGGCTTCTCACCGCGCATGCAATCTGGCATGCACGCTTTTGGCCACACAGACTCATTTTCATCCAGTCCAAGAAAGAAGAAGACGCAGCCAACCTGGTGTTCAACCAGGACTGGGTCAACGCTCGTGGCAGCTTTATCGAGCTGAACCTGCCGAAGTTCTTACGCATGCGAGGACTCAAGGCGAAGTATGGACAACTCTTCTACCCAAACGGATCGCATATCTGGGGCATCCCGCAGGGAAGCCATATCATCCGCTCGTACACTGCGAGTGAGATCATCATGGATGAAGCTGCATTCCAACCCCAATTTGAAGAGGCATACACAGCTGCATTGGCAACGGTAAAGGGTGGCGGCCGACTGGTCGCGTGTTCCACGGCTTTGGCAAACACATTCTTCGCAAAGATCTGTGGACAGGATGAGAACGATGACTGAGGAGGATTATCTTGGGTGACATGGAATTTCTGATAGGCAATGGCCTGGGCTTCGTGCTCAAGCGGTTTGCTCCAAACTTTTCGAACAAGGCCATCCCGGTGGCGCTGTTCGTGTGGAACATGTTCTACCACATGTTGAAGACGTACGACCCGACGTTCCAAGGCATGCCCGTCGAGGGTGCCTCGATGATGACTGCAAGCATGGGCGATCCAGTCATGGTGCAGGTTGGGTTCTTCAGCGTCATTGGCGGTCTGTTCCAAACAGCAGCAGTCGAGACAGCGAAACAGATGGCTGCACACGCAGTCGGCAAGAACACGTTTGCTCAGTTCCTGCTGCCAGCGATCAACGACAAGATCGGTCTTGTCAAAACGAAAAGACGCTAGATGAAGGGCATGTCGTCATACGAGACACAAGACCGTGTGCACGTGGTGATGTGCCATTACTCGACCATGCATGACCCCGACACTCCAGAGGGTCGGGAATGGGTCGCAGCCGAGTCTATGGGGTATCCCGGTGGAATAGATGGCACTCAGTGGCGTCGTGAAATGGAAATTGATTTCACGGTGCGCGGGTCATCACTTGTCTTCAAGGACTGGCGAGAAAGATCTGACAATGTCGTTGTCGATCCTAGAACCATTCCCGACCACTGGATCATTCACTTTGGGTACGACTACGGGTATCGAGAGCCGTTTGCAGGCCTGTTCATTGCCTACAACGGTCGCTTCGAGGCGTTTGTCGTGGATGAGATTTACGAGAAGGGTCTGCCTGTTACAGAGCATGCACGTCTGATCAAGCAGAGCCCGTACTGGGAACGTGCCAGGTTCAAAGTCGGGGACCCATCGATCTGGCACAAAACGCAGCATGTGGGTCACCGAGTGACCTCTGTTGGCGACCTCTTGGCGCAGCAGGGCGTTCATCTACAGAAGGGTCGTAAGGAGCCAGGAATAGATGTGGCATTTCGAGACATGCTGCTTGGTACGTACTGGAAGAACAAGGAGGCACCCAAGCTCAAAATCTTTCGCACGTGTCACAACCTGATCCGTGAACTGCAACGGCTCAAGTTCCGTGACTACATCACGAAGGTCGCAGCTGAACGCAGTGACATGATGGAAGAGATTGCGTCCAAGAAGACGCACGCATGGGACTGCATGAAGTACGTGATGATGGGGCATCCGATCGTTGAACCAGACGATCTGCCACCACCAGAGGGCTCACTCGAACAGGTGAAGAGACAACTCAAGGCGTTGAGACGCAAACAGAAATACTTGCTGCAATGATCATCACGCTGTGTGACGGATGCCAGAAAGACCTGAAGGATACGATATACGCGAAGGTGCGCGTTCGAGGGCGTGAGTTGGATCTCTGCAAGTCGAGAAACGAACCCAACGATGGGGGATGTCTCAAGTTCTTCCCTGACTACGAACGTCAGGTTGACGACCTTGCAGACAAAACAGACAAAGACATCGACGCGAAGCACGCGGAGATCGAAGCCCACTTTTGGGAACAGGTGAGACGTGGCCGCTAGAAAAAAGAAAACGTCCAAGAAGCCCGTTGTCCACGCAAAGCGGACTGGTGACGAGATCGTCTCAGAGGCTGTGCGGCAGACACGGAAAACGCGCCGCGACAAACACGTTGAGGCCGACATCTGGCGCAACAGGCTCACCCTGTCGCAACAGGTGTACGACCCGTACCTCGCCACGTTCCAGCGCAACAGAGAGTTTTACGTTGGGCAACAGTGGGACGACGGCGAGATGCTGCGCAGCGAGGAGACCGAAGAGAGCCTGCTGACCGTCAATCGGCTGCTCCCGTCGCTCGCAACGCAGAACTCCCAGATCATGTGGAAGCTTCCCTGGTTCAGAGTCATTCCACGTAGAGCACTCGGCGGCATTGGCCTGGAGCAGGCGAAGGTCGCAGAGATGACCTTGAACCACATCATGCAACACCCCAAAAACAACGTGCTGCTTCAGGCACGCCTAACAGTGTTGGCAGCCCATATGGGCTACGGTGCGCTCAAAGTCTCATACACCCCAGATGAGGGTGTCCCACTGGACAATGCCGAAAAGGAGGAGGTATGGGGTCAGGTCATCACTGAGGATAACGGCGCGGGGGACCTCGTAACGGATGTTCTCGGTGGCGTCCCTTGGACTGACCCTGAAACTGGTGAGATGCGTCGAAAGGGGGACCTCCTCCTAATCGACACCAGGGACCCAGCGGCGCTCTACCGCATTGACTGGGTTGACTGGATGGACTTGAGGCACGATCCAGAGGGCGGGAACCAGTTCGAAGATCACGGCTGGATTGCACAGCGCATGTCTTGGAGGTATGACGAGTTCATGGAGAATGAACTCTTCACGGAAAAAGACGGCATCGAGTCGGCTGCCAACAGTATTGCGAACACCGGGATCATGCATCACACGGGTGGTGCAACAGCGACCAGGAAAATGCGTTTCGGTCGCGGCTCCGTCAGTCAAAGCGCTGACCAAGGCGTTGATACAGAAGCCGCGAAGGACATGATGCGGTTCCACGGATGGCAGATTCACGACTTCGTGAATGGCAAAGTCATCTACATGGTGGACGACTGGGACCGCATTGTCGGCAAGGACTCGATCCCCAGGTGGATCGACCACTCGCCGTACTCGTTCGCAAAGCTGCACGAGGTGCTCGGTGAGTGGATGCCATACACCGAGATGGAGGCTGGACGACCACTCATCCGCAGCTACAACAAGACACGGAGCCAGGTTCTCAATCACCGCAGACGCTTCAACCGCAAGTACGAAGTACTCAAAGACTTCGTGACGTTTGACGAACTGGAGAAGCTCAAGGACCCAGCAGACGGAACGATCGTCTTTGTCGAGCAGGCAGGGTCGATTGTTCCCATCCAGGACGCACCGCTTGACCAAGCGTTGTACAAGGATCTTGAGCTGGACATCCGTGACATGTCCGAGATCTTTGGCGCGACCCCCGAAGGGCGCGGTTCTTCTGCGTCCAAAACGGCCACGCAAGCAGCCATCATCGAACAAAGAGGAAGCTCTCGCGAAGACGACAAGCGGACAATCATTGGCAACGCTTTGTCAAAGGCAGCGGGGAAACTACTCAATGCTCTCCAAGCAAACTTGGACAAAAAGATGGCAGTGAACATCGTTGGTCCGTCAGGGCAAGCGTTTGAGCGTCACGTGAGTCGCGTACAGCTGACCGGCGACTACGACGTGAAGGTTGAGATCAGCGACATGCAGCCCAACGACTTCGCGACAGAGGAAGCCAGGCTGCTGAAGTTCGCACAGGTCATGGGTCCTGTTGCGTTCCGCAGTCAGCGTTGGATGTCACGGCTCGTACGCAACATGAACATGGACGACCCAGACATGGTCAATGAGCTTGTTGCGCTGTTCGAGCAGGCTGCGACCGAAGAGTTGCAGCAGCAAAGACAAGAGGCTGGTGGACCACCAGAACAGTCTGGGACACCAAGCCAAGGCAGGCAAGAAGGCCGGAACGTCCGATCCATCGGGGGAACCTCGTGATCTACGACTTCAAGTGCGCGGCGTGCAAGAAGACGGAAACTGTCTCGTGGCTGGCAAGCCAATACGACGACATGCAGAAACCGAGCTGTTGCGGAAGTTCGATGGGTCGGATTTTCAACTGCGCTGGGATCGACATGCAATCCAAGGGGTACTTCCCCCAGGTGTTCCACGACCTCGGGCACGAGCCTGTGATGATCAACGATGCAAAGCACTTGCAGCGTGAGATGAAGGCACGTGGCCTGGTTGCTGTCAGAGACAGAGGTATCAGCGACAGGACCAGAGACAAGGTCCGTGAACTAACACGCACCACCGTTGCGATGGGAAGTCGTCGTGGCCGATAAGCTGTTGAATGCAATCACGAAGCAACGTCAGAAGAAGAAAAAAAAGAAGCCATCAGCGAAAACATCCGCTGGAATCAAGAAAATGGCCGAGATGGGTGGGAAGGGTGCATTGCTTGGAGGCGCTCTCGGGGGACTGATCACCAAAAGTTTAATGGGTGCAGCAGGTGGCGCACTTGCCCTTGGCCTTGGTGGCAACATTCTCGGCACGCATCTAGGGAAAAAGAAGTTCGAAGAACAGACCAAAAATTTGTCCCGGAAGCGCAAGACAGCGGCGCAGTCGCGTGACAGGAAGGGAAGGCATTTCTGATGGCTGCACGACGTGTACCGGCAGATTCGCCCCGCGCAAGGGCGGCGCGAGCAAGGACGCAAGGGAAACGCGGGGATCGCCCGCAGGACCTGGATGCGGAGTTCAACGCGAAACGCACGCGGGACTCAGAGCGCCGTAATAGCCCGTCAGGCATCGCGCAGGCATTTCTTGATGCTGCCGTGTCAAAAGCGACTTCGAAGGGCGTAGGCGTCGATTCTGGGACAAAGAAGAAAAAGAAAAAAAAGAAGGCAGCGTCCCCGCTTGCTGGCGGTGCCATTGGACCGGCACGTCGTCAAGGCGAAGCGGATGCGATCGCAGAGATCGACAAGCTGAGCCCGAAGCCGAAGAAACGTGTGGTGAAATGACATGGCTGCTGGACCACGACACATCCTGTACACACCGGCTGATCTCGGTCTGTCTGAGGTTGACACGAACAGCGCTGCAACAACAACCGGGAACGTTGTCAGCATCGACGGTGCGATAGCTTTGTGCTTTTACGTAACAGTATCTGCTGCGGCAACGGCAACGGCAGACTTCATCATACGTCCGTTTATGAACGGCGTAGCAGAATCAAACAACATTCTCCTGAATGCAAGCGCAACTCCGTTCGTGCTGACGAGCAAAAGTGGCACCACGTTCAGCATGGGGCCAGGGGTTGGTGCCGAACAAACCCCGTCAGGCCAGATTACCAATGTTTGTGCAAGCCTCATTGGCATGCAAGAGATACGCCCAGCGATTTCGATTGCGGGCGTTGCAGTCGGCTCTGTCTCGCTGAGCCTTTACGCATTGATTGGGAGGTGAATGATGCCAGGACCGACGAAGCAGCCCCAGAAGCAAGTCCACCAAGGTGGTGGGGGCAACGAGAACAAGGACCTGAAGGTGTCGAAACCATCGACGCCAAGCCATTACGGCAAATCGTAATCTGACCGGGGAGACACACAGTGACAATGGGAGCAGGAGACAGAACACAGGGTCTGGGCAGCGGTGCTGCCGACGCTCGCGAGGCCGACGCCATGGAAGCGATCCGGCAACTCGCAGCTGATCCTGTCGGTTCTGAAACTGAGGAATCCGAAGAAACTGGCGGCGGTGCCGCTGACGATGTTCCTGAGGGTTTCGAGCTTCGTGAAGACACTGTTGACCAGTTGCCGGAAGCACTGCAAAGCAAAGCCCGCATGGTCTTGGCCCGCGAGCAAGCTCTTGCACAGACCACTGGTACCGGACAACAGACCGAAGAGATTGAAGAAGAGGAGCCTCTGCCTGAGTTCGACTACGACGTTGATGTAGGCGAAGTCGAAGGTGCAGAGAAGATGAACTCGTTCTTCAAGCAAATGGGAGAGCATTTCGATCAGCGTATGAGAGCCATCGAGAAGCGGGAGCGTGCGCATGCCAAAGCGGTTGCCATGACTTCTGCATCTCAAGACCTTATGGATTTCCGTGCTGACCATCCTGACTGGAAGAAGCATGAGAAGGCAATGCTGCAACACTCGATCGACGCGCCGTCCCTGCTCGACAGCAAGGCAGGTCTCGACAAGCTGTACAAGCTTGCGAAGGCTGATGAGCTGGAGAAGCAGGTCAAAGAGGGCCGGATCGACAAGCAGGCTGCCAGACGTGCTGGGGCTTCGCCCCGTTTCGAGTCGAAGAGTCAACGTTCGCGAGAACGTTTGCCAGGTCAAGCGGATTCCCTTGAAGAAGCGATGAGGATGGCTGCCAAGCAGATCGATGCTGAGAGTCTTCTGTAAGCCAAAAAGGAGTTTCTGAACAATGGCAGCGACGACACTGACTCGTGTCTACGACTCTTTGTTGACGCTGACGCTTGACAACTACAGGGCAAAGCTCGCGGACCAGATTCACACATCTGTGCCGCTGTTGTACTGGTTGGAGAAGCGTGGGCGTAACGCAAATGGCGGCGGCATGAGAATGGATGAGGGTGGCACGTTGATTCGTGTTCCCGTCATCAACCAAAAGAACGAGAACGCAGGATCGTACGAGCGGTACGACCAGTTGCCTCTCGCACCAACAGAAGAGTTCACGACAGCCTTCGAGACGTGGTCCGAGTTGGCCACGACCATCGGTATCAGCCGTCGTGAGATCCGTGAGAACTCGGGAGCCTCTCGCATTCTGAGCATCCTGACTCAGAAGATGAAGGTTGCCGAGATGGGCCTGCGCGAAGAGTTGGAGACCCAACTCATCCAGGGCGAGCTTCCCGCAGTCGGTTCCGCGTTCATCCGTGGAAACAGCGGGAAGGACATGGTGCCTCTGACCGTGTTGATCGACCCGACGCCAGCGACGGGGACGATTCACAACGTGAACTCGGCCAACGAAGCCTGGTGGAGAAACCGCATCAGCGACCGTGCTGGTATCGCTGAATCCTGGCAGACAGATTTCCTGCCTGCTCTGAACCAGCTGTACAACGACTGTTCGAAGGGCAACACGACCGACTTCCCGGATATGCTGCTCAGCGACCAGTACGTCTTCGAGGCCCACGAAGCGCGTTTGTTCTCGCTGCAGCGCTACGGCGGGTTTGACGACGAGAAGTCCGCGTCGGTCGGCTTCCAGTCCTTGAAGCACAAGGGTGCTTTGTGGATGTGGTCCGAACTGGTGCCAGGAGTCAATCCGGGTGCAGAGGACGTTCGTGCGAACATCACGACCGCTGCTGACAGCACCATCTACCTCATCAACTCGAACTGGCTGGAACTCGTCGTGGACAAAGAGTCCAACTTCGTGAACACACCGTTCGAGGAGCCCGTGAACCAGACTGCGATCTTCTCCAAGATCCTGTTCATGGGCCAGCTGATGGTCACCCAACGTCGTAAGCACGGTGTCATGTTCGACATCGATGCGACGCAGTGGACATAAGGGAGGTGTTGTAAATGCAAATCCAAGGACCACACACTGGCCCAGGGTTGGCGAATACGCACAACCCGACGTACGAAGCGATCTGGATCCACTGCAAAGCTGGTGCTGCGATCACTCGTGGCTTGGCGGTCGAGTACGACTTGGCCTCTACCGGTGACGAGTTGGGGTTCCAGGTCGCACTCGCTGGGGCAGCAACCGATGGAGTCTGTGGAGTTGCTGCCGAGACGAAGGCGGCTGACGAGCTGATCCTCGTTCAGTGCTATGGCATCTGTGACTTCGCAACGACAGACGGCACTGTTGCAGACGCTGGACAGTGCGATTCCAATGCATCGGGTGTCATTTCCGCCGCTGCGGTGGCGGATGTGATGGCGAACTTTGCGTACGCCATTGATAACGATGTTGGCACTGTCGGCAAGATCTTCATCAAGAACTGCATGTAAGTGGCCTGGGGGTGGGGCAACCCACCCCCTCCCGAATGGAGGATTGAAGTGCAGATTCAAGGGCCACACACAGGTCCAGGTGAACGCGGTGTCACCGCGAACGAAACGTTTGAAGCAGTGTGGATTCGCATGAAAGCAAACGGTGTGCAGTCGTTTCGTAAAGGCGAGCCAGTTGATTACTACAGCACAACCGCTGGGGCTCTCCTTGGTGTTGAGGCCTCACGATCCACACAGGGCAACAACCGTGTTGCAGGCATTGCTTACGAAGACGCGGCTGCTGGCCAGTACTTCATGGTTCAGTGTTACGGAATAATCGTTGCCGACACGGACGGATCGGTCAACGCTGGCAATGCGGTTCAAGCGGCTGGAGATGTCACGAACCGTGACGTTGAACAGGCAAATACCGTGCAGATTGGTACCGTTGCCGGTGCTGTATCTACGGCGACTGGGAACGGTGTCGTCAGCATTATCGGTGCAGCAATCGAGGCTGACAGTGCACAACCCAATGGGCGGCAGGGGGCGAAGATTCTCGTCAAATGCATGTAGACACTGTTGTCAAAAACGTCATCGGTGAGAAACCCAAAGGGCTCAAGGATCGAATTGACTGGAAGCTCGCTGAGTGGGCTGTCCGAAAATGTGCATGGTCGAGCGAAGACATTGTGTACACGAGATGTTACGGGTGCGGGAGACTGCATTGTCGGCGCAGGATGGACGAACACCCATGCCCATGCGGAAGCAGAAGGTATCGAAACACGATGGTCACAACCAAGAGGGCTTTGCTGCACGCTCTGAGACACCATTGGATGAGGAATGAACCGAAGTACGATCCGCCAAAACGTTCTGGAACACCTGAGGGAAGACCCCAGCAATCCAGTGAGATGGAGCGTTGGCGAAGTAAACAGGTACATCGATGACGGCTACCAGGAAGTGGTGGAACGTACGGGGGCAGTGGTTGACACTACGGTCTTGACGGCAGCGGGTAACAACCCGTACGTCACGCTCCCTGAGAACACCCTCTACCCCATAGCCCTTAAAGATGTCACGACAGACATGCCAATCGATCCCGTCCACTGGAAGGTGATCGACAACGAGGACAGCCAATGGGTCGGACGTGTGACACCAACACGTCCTGACCTGTTTGCCCCTTGGGGCTTATTCGAAATCATCCTCTTCCCGGCTTATGCCAACGAATCGACAGTGTCGCTGATCCATGCCATCGATCCCGGCCCACTGGCCAGCGACTCGGCAGAGCCTGACATCCCGACGCAGTTCCATTACTCGCTGGTCGAGTATGCGATCTGGCGATGCATGATCAAGGACGCTGACCAGGAGCGGTTGCAGCGCGCACAGATGCACTTCCAGCACTTCGAGGAGAAGATGGGTGGCGTCACGCGCTGGACCAAGGACCGCAACAGGGGAATCTTCTCGGCCATCTATGGCGAACGACTGAGAGGCGTTGACCGCAACGTCGCTGGCGTCGGCCGCAACAGGTCGCAGGGTGGAGCGCACACACGTGGCTGAAGGTCGAAACATACGGGCTGGTGACAACCACAACCTCCTCTCCAACAGAACTGTCGGAGACCCACACCCTCAATATGCAAAGAGGTCTGGTGGAACCATAACGGGTGGAATGACTGTGGGGTGCCCGTTCATCGTTGCTGGCGACAGCTCTTGGCTCGGTGTGCCTGAAACAGGCAAAGGCTGTGTTGAGTTTCGCAACTCTTCTGGAGATGTCCACTACCGCTATTTCAACCAAGACACAAGCCTGCCAATCGGAGTGTTGCAATACGGACACACGTTTGTTGGCAACGTCAGCATCGAAACGTCGCTGGGCTCAGGACAGTTCCACACCATCGGCGGAACGCTGACTGGCGGTTCTGCATACTTCAACGCAGGTGAGTCTGTCGGATTCTCTATCGGTGCAGGGGCAGCAACATACCTGGCGCTGACAGGTGCGGCGACCGTTTTTTACCCAGGTGCACGACGCAACTTGAATCTTTCCGACTCACACGATCTCACGGTGCAGGCAGCAACACGGATGATCGGAAGCTTCCGTGTCAGCTCGAAGACGATCACACTTGAGGGTCAACTGATGAGCGAGGATGTAGACATCCTCGGCAAGTCGATCGTGAAGATGGAGTCTGAGGGCGTAGGCGAGTTCAACGAGGTTTGGCTGCACGAATTTGTTGGGGACACATACACAGACATCACAACAGATGCACAGACACCTGGTGGCAGCCGCGACATCTATCTCAATGACGATGACTGGGTCTATGTAGGGTACGACAAGCCGTTTGAAGGTGTACGGTTCACCCTCACCACACTCCCGAGCGGTAACGTGTGGGGCGGTTCGATGTCTGTGCAGATCTCTGTCGGGCACCCAACTGGCTGGGGAAGTAGTGGTAGCGGTGCAGCCTGGGTTGACGGCACAAACTTGCTACAGCAAGACGGTGATGTCACGTGGCTCAATTTTGGTGTTGGGGCATCGTCTCACTTTCCACCAATCGTGACCACACACCCTTGGAACCTCCAAGCTCCTGATGCTGGTACCAACCCTGCTCCCCCAGGCGGATCCCAGTATTGGATGCGCATTCGACGCGACCAACCTGCCGGTATCACACTGCCTGCGATTGGGCAGATCCAAGTGCTACCTTCTCGCCCTGAGATACACAGCATGCTCGCTGACACGCTGCTTGCAGCTGGTGACGACAACATCCTGATCGACCTGATCAACTCTGGTGACTCTGACATCCTGTTCAAAGATGACTCGCTTGGTGAGTTCGTGTTTCCTGCTGTACTGCTCGAAACGACTGGCCCGGTGTACACGGACATCACGGCTGAAGCGAAATCCTCCACGGTTGATGTCTCAATGTATGTGGCCAACGGGGATGCGGTGCTGGTTGGAAGCCCCACCCCGTTCGGAGGCATTCGATTTGCGCACAACACGCTTGCGAGCGCGTCGATCACGCCGCTGATCCAGTACTCAACAAACGGTGTGCCAGCATTCAGAACCTTCGGTTCGTTCCTGGGGAGTCCAGCTACAGACGGGACCGTGGGGCACACGCAGGATGGGGACATAACATGGGTGCGCAAAGACGTGCACGATGTGCTCTCTGCCCTGAACTGGGAGAGTGCAACAATTGACGGCAAAGACATGTACTGGGTTCGGATCGAGCGTCAGAACGCGAGTGGAATCACGGTGCCAATCGAAGACAACATGTCAATGCTGACGTTTGCTGACGACAGAGTGCTTACTGGCGCAGGTGACTGGTCCCTCGCTCAGAACGATACAACTCGCGCGTGGTACGACAAGTTCGCGACTTCAGACAGCGACACCGTGAACGCTGGCAGATGGAGGCTGATGTGAGAGCCTGGATATTGGCCTTGTTGATGGCGCTGATTGTGATGTTCAACTGGTGCTTGCGATTGCCGGGACAGTCGCTGCCGAAGGACGGCAGCTGTGACGTACCTGTCGATCCGAGCTTGACACCACCGGGACCGTGGAACCCATGAACTTTTGTGACTTACCACCACAGGCACAGATCGCAATATGGCGTGCGCTTGAACGTGGCGCAGAGGTGCTTCGTGGTTGGATATGCGATGTGTGGCCAGTATGAGTAAGAAACTTGCAACACCAGATCCAAACCAAGCGACTGAAGGCCAGGTGCTGACAGTCAAGAAAACCGAGCCGCTGAAGACATCTTGGGAAACCCCAACTGGTGGCGGTGGAGGCGGGGCACTTCAGCACATGGGGTGGAACTAGATGGCTGGAACATTTACTCCGAAGCTGTTGGCTGAGGGTCAGGTGGCCAACTCGAAGACAGCGATGTACACGGTGCCTGGGGCTACGTCTGCGTACGTACGAACCATGAAGTTCTACAACACCAACGTGGCGACACAAACCATCAACCTGTACATCAGCACCGGAACAAGCAGGCAGACATACAAGTTCGAGCTGGCAACAGATGAGTCCGCAGAGGTGGATGACAGGCTGACGCTTGAGACTGGGGACCTGATCGAGGCTGACACGACGACTGCGACAGCTGTGGACTTCACGGTCCATGGGGTGGAGGAGACATGAGCCTCAAAATCTACGGAACAGACGGCGTACTCAAGTCGTCCACGGGTGGTGCTGGGCAGTCGAACACCGGCAGCAACATCGGCACAGATGGAGTCGGTGTCTTTGACCAGAAGGTCGGTGCTGATCTCCAGTTCAGAAACCTCGCGTCTCTCAACCCAGAGTTCCTGGACATCGCACTCGACGCTGGCGACAACGACATCGACTTCACGATGCTCGGGTCACCAACCGTCAAGATCCTGGCGCAGAAGGGCTCTGCCGGTACGATCAATCCTGGCGACGTTGTGTACATGAGCGGCTTTGATTCTGGCGATGGCGTCATCGAGGTCGAGCTTGCGGATTCGGACAACTCGTCTGCGATGCCGTCGATCGGAATTGCCGAAGACACGATCGACCAGACAACCACGGGGTCTGTCATCGTTGTCGGGCCAGCCACGGTCAACACGACTGGTGAGTCTGTCGGAGATGGGATCTACGTTGACACCACGCCTGGGACATGGACGACAACAAGGCCGACAGGGACCACGACAGCGATCCAGCGTCTTGGAACCATCTCGAAGATCGGTGCATCTGGCACGGTGTTCGTTGCTGGTGCCTTGCGCTCGAACGATGTGCCCAACCTGGAAGACGCGAAGTTCTGGGTTGGGAATGCGTCGAACGTTGCAACTGCCGTGTCGATGGGTGGCGAGGCCACGATGGCCAACGACGGCACAGTGACCGTTGCTGACGGCGCAGACGGCACGGCCATCCACGACGACGTGGCAGGTGAGATCGCAGCTGTCACCCTGAAGGCATCGCCCGTATCGGGTGATTTCATCTTGATCGAGGACTCGGCGGCTGCCAACGCGAAGAAACGCATCACCATCGGCACTCTCCCGGCAGGCGGAGAGATTAACGACCTGGCTGGCGATGGGATCAACGGGATTGCCGACGATCAGATTGCGATTGGGTCGGGAGCCAGCACGGCTGCGTACCACACGTTGCCCAACGGTGCCGTTTCGTATGCTACCGGCACGAACACCGTCTCGCAGGCTGCTCTCGCGAATCTCTCGGACGTAACGGGCACGACCGGTACTGGCTCGACCGTTGTGTTTGATACGAGTCCGACCATCGTGACGCCGACGATCGCGAGCTTTGTGAATGCGACGCATAATCACGAGGCAGCTGCGGGCGGGAACACCCTGGCCAGTGCTGCGACACCGACCGCGATTCACGATGACGTTGCATCGGAGATCAGTGCGGTTGCCTTGAAGGCATCTCCGGTCAGCGGGGACTTCTTGCTGATTGAAGACAGTGCGGCAGGCAATGCCAAGAAGCGCATCACGATTGGGACACTTCCAGCAGGGGGTGAAATCAATGATCTGGCCGGTGACGGTATTAATGGTATTGCTGACAACCAGCTTGCTGTCGGCACTGGCGCTTCTACTGCTGGATACCAGACGCTTCCTACGTCGCAGGCACTTGCGTTTAATGGCACCAGCTTCACGCACGCGACGTGGGCACAGCTCAACAAGGCCACCAGTGATATTGCGGATATTACCACCAAGTCACACACGTCGCTAACGGATGTCGGGACCAACACGCACGCGCAGATCGACACGCACATCGCGCTGACGAACGAGCACATCGATTGGACGGGTGCTGGTGCCGGGACGATCCACACCGACAACTACATCGAGGGTGGTGCGGGCACAGACACGACCGCAATCCACGATAATACGGCGAGTGAGATTTCTGCGATCACGGTGAAGGCCAGTCCGGTGAGCGGTGACTTCCTACTCATCGAAGACAGTGCAGCGGGTAATGTGAAGAAGCACATCACTGTTGGGTCGCTGCCCGCAGGGAGTGAGATCAATGACCTGGCTGGCGATGGTATTTCTGGGATTGCTGACAATCAACTTGCTGTTGGCACTGGTGCTGGCACTGCGGCCTACGCGACGCTATCCACAGCTGGTGCTGTTGCGTTCAACGGGACCGCGTTCAGTCAAGCCGCGTCCACGGACCTGAGCGATACAGCAAGCATTGTGTTGCTCACGGGTTCACAGACCCTGACCAGCAAGACGTTGACGGCACCGATTATCACTACGGATCAGACGCTCACGACAGCCGGGCAGATTACGGTTGATACGACCGCCACTGATGGGCAGTTCGTTTATTACGATGCGGCTGAGCAGGTATTGACTCCACATCGGTGGTGTGGTGTTCCGTTCACAGATCCAGCGACACTTGATGAAAACATCATGATCATGCTGGAGTACGACATCACAATTCAGGAGGTCAAAGCTTGTGGGCGCGGAGGAACCAGTGTCGCTTGGGAGCTTCGGCATTCGACTGATGCTGATTCGGCAGGAACTCTGATTGAGGGGAACACGACGACAACGAACGGGCTGGTGGACAGTCACACGACGCTTACATCTGCGTCAGTCAGCGCGGGCGAGATCATCTGGGTCGAACTCGATACGGTGACTGGGACTGTGGACGACTTCACAATCCAGTTCCGCTACAGAATAGACCGCTCATGAGTAGCCCCGTAGCAGAGTGGCCAGAGGTGGTGCACGGAGAGCTGGCTTCAGATCGTGTGCTGGGGTGGATCGCGCTGTATTGGGATGGGGCTGGAGGGCTCAACAATGCGGACATCTATTCGTCCGTTGTGCTGCCGTGGAACTTTGTGGTCCATGAGCCGGACCCCGAGAATCTGCCGCTTGTGAATTTGCAGGTGTACCTGCTGTTCTACAGGCGGCATGGGCAGATCTATACGGTTTGGCTTGATGGTGATGACGAATTCTGGCTGTGGGGCAAGAGCCAGG